CTCTGACTATGTGGAGCTTGCCAACCGCCCAGTTTTTGAAGCACAGAATCCGATCTCGCTAAACACATCGAACTTGAAGATGCAGCCTGGGCAGATTCTGCCACAAGGCTTAAAACCTGTTCAGTTTAGCCAACCTCCATTTGACTTCCAGAAACTGATGCTTGAAGAGCGTCTGCTTTCCGAACAACGGATGGGCAATCCAGACTTCGGTGCTGGCTCGCAGTACCAGGTGTCGGATCGCAAGACTGCCACTGAGATTCAAGCGTTGCAGTCGCAGGCAGCAGCGTCTGGTGATTTGCGCAATCGTATGTTCCGAATGGGTCTAGCCCATCTCTTCAAGCAGTGCTGGTCGCTTTACACGCAGTACAACAAGAAGGATTTGATGTACCGCTATGCGGAAGAGACTGGCTCGATGCCACCCGAAGGTATCCACGATGAGTATTCGATTGAGCCAAAGGGTGGATTGGATTTTATCAACCGCCAGTTCGCGTTGCAGAAGTCAGTTGCTCGCATGCAGATGTTCCAAAATAATGTTTACATCAACCAAGGCGAGCTGGTAAAGTCAGTGCTTGAACAAGATGATCCCTCGCTGGTCCGCAGACTCTTCCAAGATCCAAACGCAGCCTCTGGCGATCAAGCTGAAGATCAAGCGACTGAAATCGCGACTATGCTTGCAACTGGATTCCCAGTCGCCATCAAGCCTAGCGATGATCACAAAGCGCATATATCCGTTCTCTTCGCGTTTAACCAAGCGGCTCAACAGCGGCAACAGCAGGTCGATCAGAGTGCAATGCAAGTTCTGATGGCACACTTACAACAGCACTTGCAGGCGTTGGAACAGATCGACCCCAACACATCCCGCGCTATCCAGAAACAGCTTCGTGATGCAGGTAAGGCTCAGATGCAACAGCAGGGGCAACAATTGCCTCCAGAAGCAATGCAAGGCCAAGCACCAGCACCGATGGCGGGTTGAAAGTACCAGTAATGCGGGATGCCTTCCAAGCGGAAGGCTTGGCAAAGTTGTGCGAGTGGGCGAATGAACAGGGTGCAAATAATAGGGCGGTTGAGATTGGTTCTTATAGTGGCGAGGGAACAGTAGTTCTTGCAAAGTATTTTAAGGATGTTCTTGCCGTAGATCCTTGGCTGAACGGATACGATATTAACGATAGGGCGAGTCAGCAATGCCCGATGAAGTTTGTATTTGATGCGTTCCAAGAGCGCGTATCTCAATTTAAGAATGTTTTATATAGCAGGGGCAAAAGCTTGGATGCGCTCCAATTCTTCAAGGATGGCGAGCTAGACCTAGTTTATATTGACGGAGATCACCGCTACGAAGGCGTGCTGGCAGACCTAAAGGGCTGGCGCAAGAAGCTTAAAGAAGGCGGGATTATGGCTGGTCACGATTGGAGCTGGAAGTCAGTCAAGATGGCCTTACTTGAGGAAATAGGACAAAAGGACTATACGCTATTCCAAGGCGATTCCTGGGCAATAAAGCTATGAGAAAACTAAAAGCAGCATTGGCGTTCATCAGAGATCAAGAATGGGTCAACGAACCTAAGTGGGAAGATGAGGACGAGAAGGCGTGGACAGGATTCTTGTCAACCCCCACAGGACAGAAGCTAAGTCTTATTTTGCTTAACCTAACCTTGCGTCAAAACGCCTCTGCCGTGATGAAGAAACCAGAGGAACTTGCAGACGCTTGTGGACGTGCTAAAGGTTTCCGTGGGTGTGTTGCGACCTTAGAATCGCTCGCATCCCAAAAACTTAACTCCGCCATTCCAGGCTATGGGGATGGATCGGATGAAACAATAGCCGACTAACCTTTAGGCAGAATGACTCCCTGCCGACAAGTGTAAGAAAGGGTCAAAATGGCGGATTCAATGGAAGTTACTGAACTGGATATGTTGAAACTTGCGGCAGCAGCCGATGCGGGATTGGAAACAGTCCCGAAGGATGAGCCAGAAGTTAAAGCAGAAACAGAGGTAAATTCAAGCGGAGATAACGAGCAGACACCCGCGCCTGCTGAAAAAGCCGAAAAAACAAAACTAGAAGCCTCGGATGAGGTTTCAGCGACCAAGGAGAAATCCGAGGAAGCCAAAAGTTCTTTAACAACGCAATCTTCAGAAGACAAGTCGGAGTCGGCTTCCGAAAAGAAGCCTACCCGTTACGAGAAGGCTAAGTCACGACTTGAGAAGGAGTGGGAAGATGTCCGAGCAGAGAAAGCCAGAATCAAAGCAGAACGCGAACAGATCGAGGCTGAAAGGGCAAGGAAGACTCCAGAAACTCCTCAAGGCGAGACAAAATCGAGCAGTCGCAAGTTTAGCGCGGAAGATTACAGGGAAGCAGCAAAGAGCTACCGTGATGAAGGCCGTGACGATCTTGCAAAACTTGCCGAACAAAAAGCTGGTGACATCGAAGTCGAGGATAGGAAAGAAGTCGAGCAAAAGACTCAAGCAGAACTAAAGTCTGCGTGGGATAAAAATTTGCTTGATGAAGTAGAAGCAAATCCAGAACTTAAAGATTCAACCAGCACATTGTATAAAGCCGTATCGGAAATGTTGCAAAACCACGCAATCCTGCGTAATTACCCAGCGGGGATCAAGGATGCGGTTGGAATTGCCAAGGTAAAGCTCCAAGCGGAGTCCGCCTCCGATTTGTCGAAAAAGGTTGCAGAGTATGAGAAAGAACTTTCTCAACTCAGAAAAGCGACTACTCCAGCGTCTGGACAACCCAAAGGTCCTGCCAAGACTAAAGCTTTTCACGAACTAACGCTCGAAGAGCAAGAACGTGAATTGATGAAAATGGCAAGCGAAGTTGACAGAGGTTGAGCAGTCATAACAAACAAGGATACTTAATTATATGGTAACTACTGGCTCAGTCAGCGCGCAGTTCCAAGCATACTTCTCGAAAGCATTGCTCGAACGCGCAATCCCATTGCTCCAGATGGAGCAATTCGCAATGAAAACCCCCTACCCGACCAAAACTGGCGGAAATAAAACCATTAGGTTTTTCCGCTTCGGCGACCCTAGCATCACTGCTATCTCCGAATTGTCGGAAGGAACAACCCCATCCTCTGGTGACGAGCGTGATCTCACGTTGTCCTCAGTTGAAGCCACGCTTGTACAGTACGGAAGCAAGATCATCCTAACGGATGTTGTTCTCGCAACCGAATTGTTCTCGCACTTGGCACAGGCCACCAAACAGCTCGGCGAAGATGCCGCCCTCCACGCTGACACTCTCTGTCACCGCGCGTTGGTGCAGGACTCCTCGACCAGCACTGGTACTAACGTAGCCACCAAATCGTATGCCCGTTATGCTCAGAATGGCACTAACGGAACGACTTGGGCTACTGGTTCAGTTGCTAACAGCGCAATGACCGCCACCGACTTGCTCGATGGTGCGACTTCGCTGTTCATCGCCCGCGCTCCTAAGATCAAGGACGGCTACGCGCTTGTTGCGCATCCTGCCGTTATCCGTGATCTACAGCAGGACGATGATTGGTTGAAGGTTTCGAGCTACTCGAATCCCGAAGCCATCTATAAAGGTGAGATCGGTAAATTGTTTGGCGTGTCGGTGATTTCCTCGACCAACGTCCAGACCTTCAACACGGCTGCTGCTGGTATCGCCAGCAACAGCGTAGGAACAACTGGTCCTAACACTGGTTACGCAAACGTCCTCCTCGGTGGTGGCGCGTTTGGTGTTCCTAGCTTGTCCTCATTGGCCGCCTCTGGCTCGCCCTTCGCCCCGAAGGTCACGATCCTTGATGCTGCTGATAAGAGCGATCCTTATGGACAGCGCGTTATTGCGTCCTTCAAGACGTTCTACGCGGCCAAGCAACTCGATCCTCGGTTCTTCCGAGTCATCGTTGCGAAGTCTAACTACAGCTAATAATTAAATGGGAGCTATGCTAATCATTGGCATGGGTTCTCGGAAAGCTGGGGAGGGTAAAACCTCCCCAGCCTCTTCCACCAAGGAGAAATCAGCTATGAAAGAAGGATTGGTCAAATTGCCGATCTCTATGTTCGAGCTAGGTGAAGGCGAAGAAAACGCCACACCAGAAGCTGGAGACATGGTGGAATTGGAAGGTGTAGTGGAGAAAATCGAAGGTGGTGTGGCTATGGTGCGTGTAAACAACGCTATGGCTGAAGCATCTGAAGAAGAATCCGCTGTACCCGAAGAGTCCGAAGAAGACCGCATGATGAAGATGGCCGAGGAGTCGGATAAGGAAAACTATAGCTAATGCCTATTTACCAGTACGAGGACACCAGAAATGGGAAAGTTGTCGAACTGGAAAAGGCTGTGGCCGAAAGGGATTCTGTCCCTCGTTACCTTAAACGATTCACCGTCCCACAAAGATTGAGCCTAGTGGGGGTTGGCGAACCCCTCGACAACCCGCTGGGAGTCAATCAAACAAACTTAATGAAGGGGTACTATCGCCAGGAACAAAAACTTGGCAGTAGATTCAAAAGTAATTTCACGCCAGATAGTATCAAACGTGAAACGCTAAGGAGAAAAAAATATGTCAAATGAGTTATTTCGCAGCCCGATTAAGGCCAAGAATAAAACTGTAAGAATTGTGAGTACGCCCTTTGAGAACGTAATTGAGTTTACGGCAAGCTCCAGCGGTGGCACTGTTAACACAGTTGCAACAGCCCCTGCGTCCTTGAACGTGACTCTTAACGGCACTTCGTACAGAATTGCCCTTCACAGCTAATGTCCCGCGCATTAGACAAATTCCAAGCTCAATACGGATTTTCCGTAGGGACAACTGGAACAGCTCCTGCTGGCTACTGGGCGATCCAGATGCTTGCAGATACCACGTTTAGCGCGATCAGCGGTAAATATGATGGTACTCTGACAGGCGTTACGATTGGTTCAGGCAACATCATCTATGGCGAGTTCGACAGCTACACGGCTGGAACTGGCAGGGTGATCGGCTACATAGCTGGTTAATGATTCAAGCAACCACACCGCCAAAGGTTCAAGTCCTTGGCGGGTGATTGCATTGTAATTTTATGCCAAGATTAAGCCTAGGACTTGGAGTGCAAAACATCCGCAAGGTTGGTGGTGGGGCTGCGCCAAGCGGGATTAACGTAGCAACCACAAACGCAATCGTTCTTTCTGGGCTAACTGGTGGATGGACAGACCTACACGGAACTTACACAAAGTCGGGAGATCCAACTAATGTATTTAATGGTGGTGTTAATGGGAACGCTACTGGAGCAGTATATTTCAATTCAGCATATACTGGCGGAGAAAAAAATGGTGCGGCACTATGGTATGGCCCAATCACATTTGGAAGTGGCGATGGATGGCAAATAACTTTTTATAATGACAATGATTATATTCTTGGATCAGTAGCATCAGCAGACACAACAACAGTTCCTGTTTCTGGATATAGCAACGATGCTGGCTATACTGGCACGATAACACTCACAGCCGCTTGATTTTATGCCAAGACTATCTCTAGGACTAGGAGTACAGACGATCCGCAAGGTTGGTGGTGGGGTTGCACCCCAACCAACAGCGGTGCTTATTTCTGGTGCTGGAACAGAAACATCCGATGGCAATTATGTTTGGGGTGAGTCTTTTGTCAATGGGAAACGACAATACTTCTTTTCTAACAATGAAATTTATTGGGATGGATCTCAATGGAATATATATGATGATGTTGAAGGAGAAGCTACATATTCATCTCCTGATTTAATTACTTGGGCAGTACTGGATGGTGAAGGACCAGCCCCAACTGGAACATTGTCTTATTCTTAAAATTATTATTTAATTGACACAATGAACCTCCTCTCCATTACAATCCTATGCCTTGCTTTTGCCTCATGCTCGCCACGCAAGCAAGATAACAATGCTTTGCCAGTCTACTCGGACATGGGTGCTGCATCTGATCTTGGGGCTACTAAGCCATGAGCGAAGAGCAAGTATGGAACATGGAAGTTAGGCTCGCCAGGATGGAGGAGCGTCAGGTTCAGCTTTACGCTATGGTAGAAAGGTCACTTGCTTTCCACGGGGATGTTGCTAATAGATTAGGTGCGCTAGAACACCTGCGGACGAAGGTTCTGGCTGTAGCTGGGCTGATAGGGCTTGCTTGCTCGATGGCCTGGGATGTCCTCAAAAACCGCCTTTCTAACTAGGAGACTAAATGCCCACACTTGGAACACAGACGATCAGTAGTAGCTTCGCACAGCTTCTAAAGACCTTTACCACTGGTGGGCTTAGTGGCTCTTTGCAGGTTGTTACCGATGGAGATGATACTTCTTCCGCGCTATCCCTTTCAACAACTGGCGTAAGCAGCACTGGTTCTTTCTCGGTTGATGGAGCATCAACACTTACTGGTGCTGTTACCTTTGGGACAAACATCACAGCGTCAACTGGAACTGCAACGCTAGGCACGATTGCCTCCACGACAATTAACAATACTGGTCTTGCCACAGTTGGCACACTGGAGATTGGCGGTCTAGCTGGTCCAAAAATAACAAATGTTTCCTATGGCACGTTTGCCTTCTCTGGCGGGACAGTTCTGACACACGCTGCCAATGACACTACAACTGGCACATTTGGGTTGCCATGTCAGCTTGGAGACATTGTGATTGCTTCAATTGACAGCCTTGGATCAACCACTGGCACTGGTGCTTTAATTGCAACAAACTTCTTTCCCATAGCAACGGATGTTGTCGAATACAACATAATCGGAAAAGGCACAACCGCTGGGACAATTCCAGCAGGAACAATCTTTGCAACCGCACTGAGGTTTACAGCTTAATATGGCAAACATAATCAATCGTCAGCAGACCTTCTCCACCAACGGTACGGTTACTGCGGCTGGCCTGCACAACCTAATTGATACCGCGCTTGTCAATTCTGCGATCATCAAGAACCAGCAGGAGATTACAACCATTGGTACGGCTGACTTGCTTCTCATTGCTCCAGACAGCGTTGACTCTTCTCTAGCCCCACGGAAGGTAACAGTTCAGAATCTTTTTGATGACGCTTTAACTTCTGGAACATTCAATCTTTCCTACGGAACTGCCAATGGAAGCGTTCTATCAGCAAGCACTGCAACAATCACAAGATTAACCACAACCTTAGCTGGTGATTTTACCATCAGCAGCGGAACTGGTACTCTTTCAACAAGTGGCGTTACCCTTGGCACTTATGGCGGGAATGAATCCGTGCCGATCATCTCAGTTGACTCAAAGGGAAGAGTTACTACAATGTCAACTGTTGCCGCTGCTGCTGGCGCGAAGGGTGGCGGAACAGATAAAATCTTTTGGGAGAACGATATAACCGTGACTACCTCATACACAATCTCAACAAACAAAAACGCAGTATCCGCAGGGCCAATCACAATTGGTACTGGCACTGTAACAGTGCAAGACGGAAGCGTCTGGACGGTGGTTTAATATGCCTATTGCAATCACAGGAACTGGCACGATTACTGGAATCTCAGCAGGCGGATTGCCAGATGATTGTATTACAACTGCCGAGATTGCTGGCAGCGCAGTTACGACTGCGAAGTTGGCTCAACCATTGACCCTTGCTACTGCTCAAGCATCTACAAGCGGTACAGCAATTGACTTTACTGGCATTCCTAGTTGGGTGAAGCGGATTACGGTGATGTTTAATGAAGTGAGTTTAAGTGGATCTAGTGCGTTTCTGCTTCAAGCAGGAACAAGTACTGGCATTGTTACAACTGGATATTCGGGCGGTGGGATGAGGTATGGTGGCTCCACGATTAGTGCTGCGTCATTTACTGCTGGAGTTAGCCCTAACAATACAACCGCAGGTGCAACGTATAGCGGGCAAGCCGCCTGGACTCTTGTAAGCGGAAACATTTGGGTTTGTTCCCTTAATCTTGGCGCAGCTGGTGGCGAATCGGGATGTATAAGCGGTGGCTCTATCACACTCTCTGGCGCACTTGACCGCATCCGCATCACTACCGTTAACGGAACAGACACATTCGATGCTGGTTCAATCAACATCATGTACGAAGGATAATTATGAGCCTCTTAAAAGCCAACTCAGTTCAAATCGGCCAGTCAACAACTGGAACAAACAACTTTACACTTTCCGTCCCATCCTCACCCGATGGCACGATTAAGCTGGCGAGGGGCAATAGCGGTGCGACTACTCAAGATATTCTAACTGTAAATTCTTCTGGTGAGGTTACTCTTACAAACGGAGGTGCAATTACGCTTGCTACTGCTCAAACCCCTACCAGTGGAACGGCAGTTGATTTTACCAGTATTCCGAGTTGGGCGAAGCGGGTGACGGTGATGCTTAATGGTGTGAGTTTAAGCGGCACATCAGCATTCCTGTTCCAAGTTGGGAGTGGTAGTTTTGCCACCACAGGATATAACTCTGGCGCGGCAAGCGTTTCGGTAAACGTTATAAACACCACAAACGGAGCTGGTGCTAACACTACAAACGGAATATCTAGCGGAGGCTATACTGGCACTGCGGCAAGCACTGCATACGGTCATGTGATTTTTACAAAAATCACTGGAAATACTTGGGTTGCATCTGGTGTGTTGTATGTAAACGATGCTTTGCGCGTTGCCACTTTTGGTGGCGGCGTTAATCTCTCTGGTGTTCTTGACCGTGTTCGTATCACCACAGTCAACGGCACTGACACTTTTGACGATGGTACAATCAACATCATGTACGAAGGATAATTATGCCAATCACATTTAACGCAACTAACGGAATTACTTTCAATGATGGATCAACGCAGAACACTCGTCCTGCGATTGGCTTCCGCAATCGCATCATCAATGGCGATATGCGGATTGATCAGAGGAATGCTGGGGCGAGTCAGACCTTTACTGCTGCTGCTGCCCTAGCTTACTCGGTAGATCGTTTTTACGGATACTGCACTGGTGCTAATGTAACTGGTCAGCGTGTTGCTGGAACTACTCCAAACGAGTTTGCCTATCGGTTTACTGGCGCGGCATCTGTTACAGCGATTGGTTTTGGAACAAGGCTTGAGGCTACTAATACAATTGATCTTGCTGGCTCAACAGCTACCCTGTCAGTCCAACTTGCAAATAGTCTTCTAACCACAGTTACCTGGACTGCATTCTATGCCAGCACTGCTGATGCGTTTGGAACACTTGCCAGCCCAACTCGCACACAGATTGCCACTGGAACATTTACTGTTACATCTAGCCTTGCAACCTACAGCGCACAAATCTCAGTTCCTTCAGCCGCTACTACTGGAATTGAAATCGTATTCACAGTTGGAGCGCAAACCAGCGGGACTTGGACGATTGACAACGTCCAACTCGAAGCAGGCTCAACCGCAACCGAGTTTGAGCGCAGGCCGATTGGTACGGAGTTGGCTTTGTGTCAGAGGTATTACCAAGTCTTTTCTGACCTTAACTTAACAATAGGTGGAAGAGCTACAAACGCATCTACAACTGTGATGCCAATTGTTTTCAGAACAAATATGAGAGCAACGCCGACAACCGTAAGCGGAACAATATTGGCTGGTTCAAGTCTAAGTTTTTCAGCAACAGCAGATACTTGCAGGGTAATTGGAACTGCTGATGCAAACGGAGTCCTTGCGATTAGCACAATGATAGCAGATAGCGAGTTATAAAATATGTATAAACTTTACAAGGATTATATTACAGGCGAGGTTAAAACAGTTATTAGGATTGCTGACAACGCATTCATACCATTCGACCCTGCCAACACCGACTATCAAGCCTACCTTAAATGGCTTGCCGAAGGCAACACTCCGCTTCCTGCTGACGAATCCAGCGAGGGATAAATGACCCTAACTGAAATCGCTCAGTACGCTGGCGAGAAGGTTGGCAAGACCGACTCGGATACGCTTACCTTCTTACAGAAGGCAGCAAGCCTAGCCTATCGGCGTGTATGGGACTTTGCGCCTTGGCGTGAGACTGTAACCAACTCAACCTATTCAGTTGGCACAAACAGG